GAAAATTTTTCTCGACACCGCTGATACTGATATTATTGAAAAGTATTTTAGCACTGGATTAGTTGATGGGATTACGACTAACCCTACACTCATCATGAAGAGTGGCAAGAATCCAGAAGATGTCTATCAAAAGATCAAAGATATTGGTGTCAGGGACATCAGTATGGAAGTAATGGGATCTGATCTTGAGATGTATGACGAAGGTATTCGTTTGTATGAAAAGTTTGGTGATGTTGCTACGATCAAGGTCCCCTGCACCCGCGAGGGTCTGATCGTATGTAAGCGACTCTCCGAGCAAGGTATCAAGGTCAACGTCACATTGATCTTCTGCGCCTCTCAGGCAGTCCTAGCAGCGAAGGCAGGGGCAACATATGTTTCTCCCTTTGTAGGACGCTTGGACGACCAGTCAGTGGCAGGTCTGGAGGTTGTCCGTTCTATTACTGGACTATATCAAATCCATGGTATTAGAACTCAAGTTCTGTCTGCATCTATTCGTAGTGTGCAACGTGCTGTTCGTTCCTGGTATAATGGTGCTCAGGTAGTAACAATGCCACCTAAAGTGTTTGATCAAATGTATGATCACATTCTTACCGATAAAGGTATGGAAATTTTTGAAAACGATTGGAAAGAGGTACAACAATGACTTTTACAGTATATTCAAGAGATGGTTGCCCCTATTGCACCAAAGTGCAGCAGGTGTTAGAGTTGACGGAACTCAAGCATGTCATATATAAACTTGGCAGGGACTTCACCCGCGAGGAATTTTATGACAAGTTTGGGATGGGATCTACCTTCCCAAGAGTGGTCAAAGATGATACACTAATTGGTGGATGCACTGAAACCGTTCAGTATTTAAAGGAACAGAAACTAGTCTAATGGAACAAAACCTCATCGACATTTACGATCTTATTGAACACGCGATTGATAATGCCTTTGGGGGACAAATGAATTTAAAGTTCTACAATTATCTCAAAGATAATAAAATCAAAAAACATGAAATAGATGCTTTCATTGAGAGCACTACTGCATGGGAAATTAGTGAAATCACCATGGACCTTGATGAATATATCAAGGGAGGTGCGGACAATGAACACAAACAGTTGCGAGAGGGTTATGGATTTATTCCAAAACCCCAAGCAAGAAAAATAAAAGAATATTTGTACGGCATCCTAGAAGATGCTTGGAGGTATAGTCATGATAGACGACCTGGAAGGAGGAAAAAGAAAACTAAATAATGACGAAACCCACATAAATCGTGGGGTTGAGTTACTACTACGTAATAGGAGGAGGAAACCAGAACCGCCCAAAACTTTTCAGATAAAGTTTGGCAAGATGGTCTCTCTCTTCCGCAGAGAGATAGTCTTTCACCTAAACTTTTATCTGGACATCAGAAAGAAATAGTCTCTGGAGGACAGAAAGATGTTAGCAGTAACACTGACGATAGGAACATTAGTATCAATTATGTTCTTTTTTGTAGGAGGTGTGGTAGGATGGCTCGCAAAGGAGCACCAATTCCAAACCCAACCCGTTTACACACATCCAGAGATGTTTGATGAAAACGGAAATATTTTACCAGATGAAATTTTAGCAGTACGATTTGAAAATGGCTATGACGAATTCGACGAAGAAGACGACAACTAGGAAACCAAGAGCAACAAAACCAAAGGCAAAGGCACCTGCAAAGAGAGCACCTGCAAAACCAGTTGAACTCCCCGTCAATCCTTTCCTTTTTGAAATTTTGGAAGCAGTTTCATCTCAAAGATCTGCTGCTAAAAAAGTAGAGGTCCTGAAAAAGTATGAACATGATTCATTGAAGTCCATTTTTATTTGGAACTTTGATGACACTGTGATTTCTCTTCTTCCTGAAGGAGAAGTTCCATATGGTGATCCAAACGAGCAAAGTGTTTTTGAAGGATCTCTTTCTGAAAACATTGCGAATGAAACGAAAGGTGGATTGTCTGCAACTGGACAAGACCTTGATGGTAGAAATAGAACTTCTCTTCGTAAAGAATGGACCACTCTTTACAATTTTGTGAAAGGTGGTAATGATAGTCTGAATAAAACTCGTAGAGAGATGATGTTTATCAACCTTTTGCGTGGATTGCATCCTAGAGAGGCACAACTTCTTTGCCTCGTCAAAGATAAAGCTTTACAAACTAAATATAAGTTAACACGATCACATGTCGAGGAAGCATATCCCGACATCCGTTGGGGAGGACGCTCATGACAGCTGCTGTAGAACAACAGGAAAAAGAAGAAATGGCAAGTTTCGGATCAAATTTTAATCAAATTAATCCATCTGATTATAGTTGCCAAATTCTTCTTGAAAAAACTACCCTGGAAGCAGCGAACGACAAATCTTTCCCAACAGATGCTAGATTAATCTGGTATGTAGTTGACGGTATTGAACATATTGATCTAGTCCGTTGTGGTAAGGTCGTTAAACTTTTTGATATGTACTACGACAAGTACGGTAAAGGTGCGGTTCAGAAAATTGATTTTGGTTTCGGAACTGTTAATCCCAAGTTGTGGGGAATTAAAGCAAAGAGCGACAAGAAAAGAAAATGAACGATGAAATTATCAAGGATCAAATTAAAGAGTTGATCCGAGATGAAATTCAAGGAGTTATCAATGATTATGTTGATGACCAAGAATCCGTAAAGGATACTAGCGGTATTGGATTTGTTGAAACAGAGGATGAATTAAAAGTCAATGTCTCCCAGAAAGAGATAGACAAAATCCTCAAAGAGTACAAGAAAATTAAAAAGAACCAAAGATCAACCCTATTTGAAATTAAAAAACTTGACAGTTGACATCTTTGGTAAATAGCATTATGATTGTTAGCATGTATTACCCAGATCATGTATAAACCATACTCACCTGAGTGGCACCGCAAAAGGTATCTTAAAGAAGCAATCGACACATACTTCGATGACTACGTGGATAACGAAGTAATCTACGAAGATATCATGGACATTCTAGGTGCTAGGATGTCTGCTGCGGTCAATGAGGTTAACAAGGTTCTTGATTTAAAAGACAAACTCAAAATTAACTAATATGCTCTCCACTCAATACAGACTCAGACTAGAGTCCATTTGCAGATGTATTGCGAACAAAGAAGAGGTTCCCCTAGAGGATATGATCTGGGCAGAAAAACTTGCCAAAGCACATACCCTTGCTAGAGATTGGTTACAGAAAGCAAGACGCCAAGCGTCTCAAGATATTCAAGAAGGTAGCATTGATGATTTTATGAATAGGATGGGAATAGGTGACCCCGACCCATCCAATCATAGAACGGGGTTTGATGGTGCAGACGAAATTGTAGATTGGTTTCAGAGAGATAAACCTGACGATTGGAGGCAGCGTGACTGAAAAAATCACACCTGAAACATATGAAAAGATGAACGAGGAGTTTGAAGAAGAAGGACTCGCCTTTAGAATTATTGTCCCAACACAAGAACAAATTGATGACTGGCAAAAAGGTAACCGAACTGAATATAGCAAATAACTTAGTAGAAAAGATTGCTGAACTTTTGGATGCAGAGGTTCAGCATTCTCTTTTGGTTGACTATAAAGGTAATGCACAAAGAAAAATTTCCATCATTTACAAAGAAGAATGATTCAAGCACTAGTGTATGGCAATGGCGGTCAAGAATCTGAAAGAGCAGTTATGGTTCTTGAGGCATGTGGTCAGGATGTAAGACAATTTTTATTGGGTATTGATTTCACCCACAAACAATTCAAATCAGAATTTGGAGAAGAAGCAGAGTATCCACAAGTTGCGATTGGATTAGATCATCGTGGTACTTTGAAAGAGACTCTCAAGTACATGTCTGAATCAGGCATGTTTGCATAAACTGTAACACGTTATACTAAATTACTTGACTATATAATGTATGGGGTCTATAATAGACCTGTCGTTCATCCCTTCGGGGACGCAAGTAAGTCGCGGAACGGAGCGTTCATCCCATGTTTGAATTATTACTTTATTCTGATATTAATTGCACAGATGCTGCTGATATTATCAGTCGCCTCAATGCTCATGAGAATATGAATAACCAAGTCAAGGTTGAACTTGTTGAAGTAATTCAAGAAGCAACACCTGACTGTCCATGGGACGCAAACGACTGAAGGAACGGGAAAAAACGGATCCTGCTAAAGCAGAGAAGGTTAATTTTCACCCAACTTCAGGAGTAAACCAATGAACACCTTAACACTGATCAAAAAGCAAATCGACAAAGCAGCAGCACTGCATGACGCACAAATCAACATCACCAAGTATCGTGGTGTAGACTGTGCAGTTCATCAGGCAAGTGAGGAAACTCACGGCACCTACTGCTATCGTGGTCGCACATACGTCAAGTGAGATCATGGAAGCACTACAAGTAACTGGGATCGTATCCCTTTCGTCTGTAGCGTTCCTTGGTTTCATCTATGGAGAGTTAGTTCTCTTACATAGAACTTGAGTTGCACCAAAACTGAATAAGTGTTAGAATGGGAGGGTAACCTCCCATTTTTTTATGGATAGAGAGAAATTAAAACTAATTGTGAGGAATATGAAGTCTCTTGTCGATGCACTAGAGTCTGAGGTATACTCTAATGTGGATGCATACAAAGCAGAGAACTTTGATGATCCTATTCCATATCCCCTTGCAGACTACGACGAAGTATTTGAAGACGATGATGACTGATATCAAACTGATTAGTGTAACCCCAGACGCAGAGAAACACATGGCCTATTGTGCCCGTGTGTCGAATCCAAATAACCAGGAGAACGAAAAGTTTTCTGGTCTCCTGAAGTATTGTGTGAAGCATCAGCACTGGTCAATCTTCGAGCAGGCATACATGACTCTGGAAATCAATACTACCAGGGGTGTGGCAGCTCAAGTGCTCCGGCACCGTTCGATGACATATCAAGAATTTTCACAACGCTATGCTGATTCTTCCCTACTCGCGGAGGAGATCCCTCTACCTGAACTACGCAGACAAGACACCAAGAATCGTCAGAATTCTATTGATGATGTTGACCCGTTTGTCCGTCAAGAGTTTCAGATCAAAATGAAGAAGCACTTTGATGAGGGGATGAAACTCTACAAAGAAATGCTTGATGCTGGAATCGCAAAGGAGTGTGCTCGTTTTGTGCTTCCCCTAGCAACGCCCACCAGACTCTATATGACAGGATCTGTGCGTTCATGGATTCATTATATTGATTTGCGCTCTGCAAACGGTACACAGAAAGAGCACATGGACATTGCTTTAGGTGCAAAGCAGATCTTTATCGAACAGTTCCCTGCCGTTGCGGAAGCAATGGAGTGGATTTAATAAATATTCATAGTTGAAATATTTTATGGCTACCTACCCTGTTATTAATAAAACTACTGGTGAACAAAAAGAGGTAAAACTTAGCGTTCATGAATGGGATCAGTGGAAGATTGACAATCCTGAATGGGATAGAGACTGGAGCGATCCATCCACCGCACCTTCTTGTGGTGAGATCGGAGAGGTCTACGATAAATTAAAGAAGTCTCATCCAGGGTGGAATGACGTACTTCGTAAAGCATCAAAAGCTCCTGGATCTAAAGTTAAACCTGTTTAATCTTTTCTATGCCATCAAAAAGAAAGACTCAATCCCCCATCGTTCCATTCGGAATGAGTAATAAACACATGAAAAGAAAGAAACCACTTAATACGGATTTGATGAAAACCATCGAACCGTTAACAGAAAACCAGCAAGAACTATTCCGCTGCTATAAGAACGATCAAAACATCGTTGCCTATGGTGCAGCAGGAACAGGCAAGACGTTTATTACGCTCTACAATGCTCTGAGAGACGTTCTTGACACCAAGACACCCTACGAGAAGATCTACATCGTCAGATCGCTTGTAGCGACCAGAGAGATTGGTTTCCTTCCTGGAGATCATGAGGATAAGTCTTCGCTTTACCAGATTCCATATAAGAATATGGTGAAGTATATGTTTGAACTTCCTACAGAAGCAGACTTTGAGATGCTCT